TGTCTCTTTCATAATCAATCGTTATCCCAAGGTGTTGAGTCATCGAAATCATTCTCCAGTGTATCTTGTTTTTCTTCAATGCGATCAGTGAACCGATCTACCAAGTCAGCAGAGGTAATTTCTAATGTTTCCATCACAGTTACCTCGTCTAACTGCTTGAGTTTATCCTTAATTTCTTCAAGCGTGAACATCTATTTTACCATACTTCAATCAATTTGTCAAGGTAATGTTTGCACTTTTGCAAGTCTAACACACCGCCTTTGTCCTGAAAGCGAGCGATGTATTTGATTACATTGCCCATTAAGAATCCCTTGAATTGCTCCTCAGTCATCCACGCTTCCATTGCTTCCCAAGGCTGAATATCTTTGTTGGTGTAGTGTGCGCCACCTAGTTGATATTCATTCGCCATTGAACTTAGATCAGGCATACCTCTCCCTCAAGTAATTGATTGACACTGGCATCTCATCGAATGCTCCGTCTTTGACTTCGTGCAACATCCATATACCAGACCATGATCCGTTAGTCTGCGGTGTCAAGTAGTCCTCATCATGTTGATAGAAGATACCTGCAAAGAGTCCTGTGATACGTCGCCCATCAGCGCGTCTTGCAAAGCTGATCTGCCGATCTTGAACGTGACCCATCACACAACTCATGTGTTGCTTAGTCAATAGCGCATTGGAGCTACTCACTGGTCTTCCCATGACACCAGATACAAAGTAATGGCTATAACAAACGCCATCAATAACCACTGGTTGTAAGAATCCATGTACTTCCCACCCCATCTCTGTCAGGTTAAGATCACTGAACGACATCAACCCTTCTAGTTTAGGGTCTGCTTCAATCGCTCTCGCAATCCTGTTCTCATGGTTACCTAACGTGAATACAAGACGAGGCTTCCATAACTTTTCTTTGTTACGTCTGAGCCGCTTCTGTTCCTCCTTGATAGGCTCCAAGAATGTTTCCATTGCTTCGATGCCAGAGTTAATATCGTTGATGTAACGACGACCCTCAAATGATTTCTTACCTACGTCATACGTTGACAGACTAGGTAGATCAAAGTGATCTCCGATGTGTATGATGACATCAGGTTTCTTCTCAACGGCATATTGTCCTGCCCATCTCAGGTGTTCAATCGGATGTCCCGGCTTCACTTGAGTGTCAGGTATGACCATGTGCTTCATTTCTGATTCCTCAGTAACTCAAAGAAATGCTCTGCATCCACTACGACGAGAGGCTTTCTTCTGTTTTCTTTAACAACGACAAGTGGCTGTGCATCACCTCGATTGTTGCACTGGTCAACAAAACGATAGACTCCAACTCTCGCAAGGCTTTTGCATTCGACATCATACGAGAAAGACTTGCGAGCCAGAGGGCTAAGTTGAACGTCAGAACCACTAACACCCATACTGGTTGATCGAACATCATCATTCTCCAGATGCGGAAACGTCTGCAAGATCTGCTCCGCTGTCCACTGTTGTAGTTTCCTGCCCTTTGCTTTGGCACTCTGTGTCTTCATGCGGCGGTTCCCATAACTGATTAGGATAGCGTTGAAGGAACAGCAAGCGTCCGTTCTCTACTGCTCTTTCAACACTGCCTAACTTCTCAACGCAGATGTCAAACATTTCCTGTTCTGATTTGCCTTCCAATAATTTCCTTGCTTTGACCGGGCCAATGCCGTCAACACCAATGATGTTGTCGATCCTGTCTCCAACAAGAAACTGCATATAAAAGTTAAGCAACCCTTCCTCTGGTTTGATGTAGTATTTGTTCTTCTTCACAAAGTTGTAGTGCCATCCCTGCACTTGGTCAAAGTCTTTGTCAAGAGAAACAATAATGGATTCGTCGCCTAGTGAGGTTGCCGCAATAGCGATCTCATCATCAGCTTCATTCCCATCAGATACTACACCATTCCATGAGGCAACAAGGTAGTCCCGCAAGAGATTGATATGCACAGGCTTCTCTTTCTTACGGTTTCCCTTGTACTTTTCAGTGACGGCAACGTCATGACGGAAATTGGTTTTACCAGTGAGGTAAGTTGTCCACTCTCCGCAATCAAGATCATGCATCAACATATCTTCTAAGAATGATGCCATCGTTCTGATAGCAACATCCTCAGATTCTTCGTTGGTTGCAAAGCCTATGCGATAGCACAGGATGTCACCGTCAATCAGGGCAATCATAACGTATCTTCATCTACTAGATCAGATACATCCACACCCTCTGACTTGTACTCGTTCAGGTCTGTGACGACCATCTTCACGATGCCAAGAGAGATACCCTTCTGTCCTGTCGGAGACTTCCAACCATAAGGCTTAACCATGAGGTTAGCTTTAGAGCCGTTGCCTACTTTAACAGTAGCGGGAATCACTTCACCGTTCTTGTCGTAAGGCTTGATCTCGTACATCGAGGACTTACAAGTGACAAACGCATTGCGGTCATCTTGCTTGTTACGAATCTGTACGCCTGTCTCTTCGATCTTTGCAATCTGATCGTCAGTTAGGTTAGACAAATCAACCTGAAACTTATTGCTAAGTTGGTTGCGCTCGTAGAGGAACGGCCAGTACAGTTCCACATTCTCTAACTTAAATACTTCACTCATTACTTTTCTCCTGTAAGGAAGTAACTATATTATAACACACTTAATTAATGTGTGTCAAACCATGTCTTACCTATTTTACTTTCGGCATCTACTGGGCATCGAAAGCCCAAGGTAATCCCTGCTTTACGGGCAGAGTCAACCATGATTGACGCAACTTCTTCGCCATAGCGTTCCGCTGTTTCAATCTGGATTTCATCGTGGACGAACGCAACTTGTTTAACAGGCAACTTTCGAGCCTTGAAGGTTTGGTGCGCTTCGATACACCATTGCTTTGCGATAATAGCACCGCAACCTTGTAGTAAAGTATTGAGGGCGGCGTGTTCAGACCTGACCAGTATTCTTCTACCGTCCAACCCCGGCACATATCCTTTGTTCGCCACTTTCTGTACTTTTTCCATGAGCTGTTTGAGCTTAGGGGTGTTGCGATAAAAGTTATCGAGAGTCCTCTTAGCTTGCCTTTGATTTGTATCCAAGATCGTTGAGAGCTTTCCGATACCACACCCATATAACAGTGCGTAAACCATTGTCTTCGCAGTCGGCCTAGCGATACCTGCGGCATCAGCATTCTTCTGATGGATATCCCCATTCAGTAACTCCTCTGTCCAGTCTGGATCTTGCATATAATGAGCGAGGCATCGTAGCTCTATGCCACTAAGGTCTGTCCCAACTAAAACATTCCCGTCAGTTACCCCCCATAACGCCCTACATTCAGCTCCATACTCACTGTTGACACTAGGGATTTGTCCCATGTTTGGTTTCTGATGTGTCATACGTCCAGTCACAGCACCATTAGTAATGACCCTGCCGTGTACCCTACTGTCCTCCTTGACGTTATCAATCCATGATTCAAGTAGACCCACACGCTTCTGTATCATCAGGTACTCAGCGATTAACTGCGCTTCAGGTAAATCAATAGCCTTGAGTGTACCTTCATCAACTATGATAGTGCCTTTCTCAGTCGTCTTAGTAAACTTAACGCCACGTTCCTGAAGACGCTGTGCGATCTGTTGCCTTGACCCCACATTGAATACGGTAACTCCGTCTTTGAGACGCTTGCCTGTCTTCTCTGACCAACGCTCTTCCACAATCGGAGGAAATATACTTTGCAAGTGGTCAGTAATAAAAGCCATGCGATCCTTAAGCGTAGCCAACAAAGAGATAGCTTCTTGTTGATTGAGTTTAAAACCATTGTCTTCCTGCTTCTTCATGATGAATGCAATGTTATGCTCTAGGTCTACACTATTACCGTAATTTTGTAGCTCTCGTGTCAACTTAGAGTAAAGCAAAGATGTTACATGAACGTCCTGCTTACAGTATGCGATCATCTCCTGTGTTAGACCACCGTCAAAGTCAGTGAAGTCGTCCTTGAAGTCACCGAGTCTTTCAGCCCATGCACGCAGGCTATGCCCACCCTCCAACTGTGGATTCCATAGCCGTGACATGACCAGTGTGTCTCTTACTTTGCGTAGTGGGATTGTTACACCCCACACTCGTGACAGTACCGGGCCATCAAAGCCAATGATATTATGCCCAACAATGATGTCGTGTGAATTGATTAGTTGTTGTAAATCATTCGCATCTGTATACACGTCACCGTTGCAGACACAGCACCATATCTTATCGTGTGCAAGGTTGGTCTCAATGTCGAGTACCAATACCTTCATACAGTTAATGTACTCATATCGTTCAGCTTATGCTTCTTTAAAAACTTACGCATACCGTAACCATAGTCACGTTCTTCACACCTGTCAATAAATTCTTCTTTCGTTACCCACCCTGCAATATTAACAGAGGTTTCGTCGTAACTGCCGTAAACAAGAACAGCGAGATCAGATTTAAACTTATCAAAACTATCAAAAATTAAGTCTCCATTTTTATATGTAGACAACTTTACATCGACAGTCCGCCCGTCAGGAAGTGTGTAATCAATTCCATCATCTGCGTACACAGTTACATCGGTAGGCTCAAGATTGTAAAGTTTTGCAAATGCTAACTCACCTCGAAAGCCCATCTCGTTACCTTGTTCTCGCTTCATTTTTTCTGTACCTTCTTTAAGTCGAGGTCTTGCTCCTTGACTTCGACAGATGTTTACAGTTTCTTCTCCTTTACGCTTACACTCTGCCATATCTTGCGCAGTAAATTCTACTGTAATCATAACTCGTCCTCATCAATTGTTTCTTTCATACGGCCAGTGTCGTGGCTGTACAGTAGATTACAAGCAGGTCCGGTGATACCGCAGAAACGGTTCTTCAATACTCTGACGCGAGTCGTGTTCCGTTCCTTGATATCCTCAGCCTGTCCGTTACGTTCTAATCCTATCACCATGTCACTGAGCTGTGCAATAGATCCTGATCCACGTAACTGAGCCAGAGACGTAGCCGCACCTTCTTCATGTCCCTTCGATTCAGGACGCTTGAGATGTGACACAACAATCAGTGCAATGCCTGTCTCTTGTACAAGCATACGCAACTTGGTCATGATCTCGTCTATTGCTTTGCGCTCATCACCACTGGCTTGAGCAGACACCACGATACTAATATGATCGAGGAATACATAACTACACCCCAGTCCTTTGGCAAGATACCGTACTCGACTAATGATGTTATCAACACTGGTACTACCAAAATGATCGAACAGATATATACGGTCAGTGCCGAGGGTCTCCAAGAAAGCATCTTCTTTTTCTCCGATAGTTGCATCGCAGTCCGGTAGATGCAAAGGTTTGTTAGCCGCAAGCGACATGATAGACAGCGCAGTCTTTCGCACTGACTCCTCCAAGAACATCAGACCTAGGTTGTCCTCTGTCTTGTTCAGTACACTCCACACAATCTCTCGCACAAACTGAGACTTACCAAGTCCTGAACCTGCTGTGATTGTGACTAGCTCACCCTTACGTAACCCATAGGTCAACTTGTTCAGCCCTTCAAAAGGATACGAACAGTCGGACGGTTCAATAGGGCGTAGCACTTCTTCCAGTAATGACGAACCGACAATGATGCCGTCAGGTACGTGTTGATCTGCTTGCCACCATAGCTCCCGGAATGTACCGTCTTGTTTGGTGCTGAGATAATCACAAGCATCCTTCATCTCTGCCTTGTGCTTGAACACCTTAGACTTGGAGCCAAACAACTCCGCCACTTGAGCTGAAGCACGTTTACCTGCCTCGTCACCATCAAAACAAATCACGATAGTGTCAAAGGAATCGAGCCACTCATACTGTGCTTGCACGTCCTTCAGTGCAGACGTAGCACCGTTGCGGATAGAGACAACAGGAAACTTTGAGCCTGTCATTTGGTATGCGGCCATTGCATCGAACTCGCCTTCAACGAGTGTCACAAACTTACCGCCTTTGCTGAACAAATTCTGACCAAACAATTGAGCTGACTTCCAATCACCGTTGATAAAGAAATCCTTGTCAGGTGTCCGAGTCTTTGTTGCGACTACCTTGCCTTGGACATCAGTGTATCCAAACTTGTAGTCTTTACCATCAAATAGACACTTGTATGTCCGCGCAGTCTCCGAGCTGATGCCTCGATCAAGGATCGTCCGGTATTGAGATGTGTCAAATAAACTGGACACACCCGCCTCTAATACTTTTGCTTGCACCTTAACCTCCGTATGGGTTGGTGTACTTTCTTGCGATGCAGTGAACGCTTCGCAATTAAAACAGAATGATGAGCCATCTTCGTTGTAAGACAGCGCATCACTGGAGCCACAATCATTGCATGGTTGGTGCGTCTTGACAAATGGCACGCTCATTCTCCTTGTATGTGTTTGCTAACAACAACAAAGCATACGCTTCTTTTGGATCATTGCAATAGTCAGCCATGCGGTGCAGGGTCTTCAACAATCCATGCTTGTAAATCACTTCGCATATTGAAACAAACGCTTCATGCTCACGCATCTCTGTCAACGCCAGTTCAAACTCAACATTACTCTCAAACATAATCTTGTCCATAACTTAATCCTCTAAAGAGATAACTAAGTATAATAATAATTTATATGCTTAGTTAATAACTTAGTAATCAGTTTAGCATGAATCATTATCAATGTCAATAACATCATGCACCGTCATCAGATCAGCCCTATCGAGAGACTTCACATCATCTCTGATTGTCCCATAACAATCGTTGCAAAGATCGAGGAAGTCCTCGTAAGTAGCTGATTTTCTTGTTGATTCAAAATCAGTTAAGACTTTGTTGCAGGCTTGACATCGCATTGTTTACCCCAAGGTTTTGTGATCATCCAATGACCACAGGGTATCACACCATGCCACTCTTTGTCAAACGTGTGACGTGACACGACACGACCTCCTTCACGCCTCTCAAGATTGTACTTCTCACGATAGCGGCTCGCAAACTGACGTATCGAATTGACACTTTTGTTTAGCTTCTTTGCTATCTCCATCGCTGTGTAACCTTCGCCCCACATCTCGATGAACGTCGCCAGATCTTTGTCTGAATATTGTTTCTTCCAACTCATTTCCTAAACCTCTTGAGCCAACACTTCGCACAATAAAACCAGTGATCTTTCTCCACTGCATCAGCAGGGCAACCACACTCACTACACTTAGGTCTGTCCATCAGTAATCCCCTATGTCTGTGTCCCAGTCTTTCATGTCTACGTTCATATACTCCTCATGCACTGATCTCAGTAACACTTTCATGTCGATCAGGTTTCGGTACGTATCGTCCAACCGTTCATCAT